GGGGCGCGCGGAATGGGGGCCACGCGATTACGCCGGTCTGGTGCGCAATGGGGTGATGGCCAACGCCATCGCCTACCGCTGCGTGCGCATGATCGCGGAAAGCGCGGCCTCCATTCCGTGGCTTCTCTACGAGGGCACCAATGAGCTGACGGATCATCCGCTGCTCGCGCTGCTCTCGGCGCCCAACCCGAACGAAAGCGGCGCGGCATTGTTCGAGCGCTGGTATGCGTTCCTGCAATGCGCGGGCGATGCGTATCTGCAAGCCTCCACGCTCAACGGCGCGGTGCGTGCGCTTTATGTGCTGCGCCCGGATCGCGTCGGCATCGTGCAGGGCGCGAACGGATGGATCGCGGGCTACACCTACACCGTCAACGCCGACGTCACGCACTTTGCGCGCGATGCGTCCGGCTTTCTGCCGGTGATGCAGGGCAAGCTGTTCCATCCGCTGAGCGACACGCAAGGCTTCTCGCCCATCGCGGCGGCGGGCAACGCCATCGACATCCACAATGCGGGCGCGGCGTGGACCAAATCGCTGCTCGACAACGCAGCGCGGCCCTCCGGCGCTCTCATATATAAAGGCCCCGATGGCGCGCCCGGCTTGAGCGAGGAACAATTCGGTCGCCTCAAGAACGAATTGGAGAACGCCTATCAGGGGGCGGGCAATGCGGGCCGCCCGATGGTTCTGGAAGGCGGGCTCGCCTGGCAATCGATGAGCTTCACGCCGGGCGACATGGATTTCTCCGACATCCGCAACGCCGCGGCGCGCGAGATCGCGCTGGCCTTCGGCGTGCCACCGATGCTGCTGGGCATTCCCGGCGACAACACCTATTCGAATTACCAGCAAGCCAATCTCGCTTTCTGGCGCGGCACGATCCTGCCGCTGGTGTCGCGCACCGCGCAGGATCTGACGCGCTGGCTCGGCCCCAAATTCGGCGAAGGCCTGAGAGTGGGCTACGACGCCGATCAGGTGGCCGCGCTGGCCATCGACCGCGAAAGCACCTGGGACAAGTTCAACGCCGCGACGTTCCTCACGCTCAACGAAAAGCGCATTGCGGCGGGCTATTCGCCGGTGGAGGGCGGTGATGTCGCGGGCCAGTAATCGCGAAGGCGTGATACATTTGCGACAAGAATTGCCTATACTGCGGGCAAATACAGGGGAGAGACTTCATGCGTGGATTTGCCGTTGCCTTCGCTGGTGCGATGCTGTTTGCCGGCGCCGCCGCCGCACAAAATTGCTCGCTGGATCAACTCGTGGCGCTGCCGATCACCACGCTGCCAAGTGGCGCGATCGCGGTGCAGTTGCGGGTGAATGGCACGCGCGAGCTTTTCGCCGTCAGTTTGCAGGCGCCGCACACCGCCATCAGCACGGCGTTTGCGCGCGATCTCGGTCAGGCGGCGGGCAATAGCGCCACGCTTTCGGATTTTCAGATCGGCGCCTACCATTTCGGCAACGTGCCGGTGGCGCAGACGTCCGACACGCCGGACAACGCCGCGGGCGTGCTGGGCGTCGATACGCTGCACGAATACGATGTGGAGTTCGATTTCCACAATTCGCAGATGATTCTGTTCGCGAAGAGTCAGTGCCCCGGTCCCGGCGTCGTCCACTGGTCCAAGACTTATACCGTCGTGCCGTTCAGCATCGATGCGCAGGGCCATGTGGTGGCGCAGCTCACGCTTGACGGCAAACCCGCGAACGTGGAGATCTCGACCGCGCCGGGCCATTTGGCCATGCGCGCGCCGCGCGACGTCAAGGCACTGGGCATCGGCGCGATTTCGCTCGCCAATCCGCAAGTCTCCGCCGCCGCCGATGTCGATCCCGGCGCTGATGCGCGCATCGGCCTCGACGATTTGAAGAAGCTGCACCTGTTCTTCGCCTTCAGCGAAAACAAGCTCTACGTGACGCCTTAAGGGGCGACGATCATGTTCCTGAAACTTTCCAGCGCCGCTTTCGCGGCCGCGCTTCTATGCGCCGGCTCCGCGACGGCCGCGCCAGATTGCGCGCTGAAACAGATCGCTTCGCTACCGATCACGACGACGGCCAGCGGCAAGATCGCGGTGCCGGTGAAGATCGATGGAACGGAGCGATTGCTTGCCGTGGAACTGGGCGCCGCGACGACGGGCATCAACGCGAACCTGATCGGCGAACTGAAGCTCGACACCGCGCCCATCCCCGGCGCGGACGTGCCGGCGAATCTCAACGACGTCTTCATGATGCCGGCCTCATCGGTGTTCATCTATGAAGACGAGGTGTTCACCGGCGGCGTGAAGACGACGATCCTGCGCAGGGTAACGCTACCCGAGTTCCAGATGGGTGCGCTGGACGCCAAGGCCCTCGCCGTCACCGCGCTGCCGGGCTGGACGAATGCGGACGGCATCGTGGGCATCCTCGGCACGGGGATTTTGCGGCATGTCGATGTCGAGCTGGATTTCGCGAACGCGAAGATGAATCTCTATTCGCCGGATCATTGCGCGGGCAAGGTGGTCTATTGGGTGAACGAATATGCGGTGGTGCCGCTTGCGATCAATCCGCTAACCGGCGAGATAACCTCGCCGATGACATTGGATGGCACGACATTGAACGTCGCTTTTTCGACAGATCCAGGCCACGGGGAAATGTCGCTGGGCGTTGCCGCCAAACTGCTCGGCCTTTCCGTGACCTCGCCGGATTTGAAACGCATTGAACATCCGTATCCGGTCAGCGGCACGCAATGGTACGCCTATCCGTTCAAGATGCTGTCGCTCGGCGGTCTTTCGATCCGCAATCCCGCCATCGATCTTTTCGCGGGCGACGATTTCTGCACGCAGGACAAGCTGCACGGCGCCGTTTTCGAGCCGACCGCGAAGGCCGCCGCAATGCTCTGCGCCAGCGACGCCACGATCAAACTCGCCGAGCTGCGGCAACTGCATCTGTTCTTCGCCTTCAGCGAAAAGAAGCTCTACGTCACCGCCGCAAACGCGCATTAAGGGCAGGGAGGGTTCGATGAACAAGTTGTTTTGCACCACCTTCGCGGTTGCGCTGCTGTGCGCGCTTGCTGCCGATGCGGGTGACCATCTTGTGCCAGAACAATCCGTACTAGGAGGCTACGGCTTCGATACAGAATATCAGGCGCGAGTGAGAGGCGTATTTCACGAGGCGTTCGACAACAGAAGTGTCGTGTTCCGCATGATCAAGGAACCGTCCTTCTTGCCGGAACTTGTTGTGGGACTCGGGCATGACGACACTGGCTACAAGATTTTCATGCTCAAACCGTCCGTGTTTCTTTGGAGCTATTCCTCGCTTGAAAGTCTCCAGAGTGGCGCGGTTCGCTGTGTTCACGACGGTACCGATTGCAACAAGAGAGATATTGATGAGTTGAAGGCCACGCTTCCCGCTGACTGGCATGACGTAGAGGTGCGACGCTGCGAAGTGAATCTGGACGAGAAAACGGCCAAGCACCTCATGGATGTCTGGAAGAAGATGCTTCTCGGAACGCGATACGACGAGAACCCGGTCATCGGCCTCGATGGCACCACCTATCACTTCGAGGGCTGGGATATGGAGGGGCAAATCTGGTCTCCCGACGGCGACACCAATCCGGGCAGGCTGGTCAACATAGCGGAAGCCATGAGCGCGATATGCGACGCGGGGAGCGGCGCGTCTTCGAAAGCGTTGAGCGAGAAGATCGACGATCTGGCAAACCATCTCGGAATCGAACGACAATGAGCCTCATCACCGAACACATCCAGCCGATGCTGGATGCAAAACGAATTCCGGCCGCCCTTGTGGCGGCTTTTTTGTTGCAGACGGCCGGCGCGCTGTTCTGGGCGGGCTCTGCGGCGGAGCGCATCACCGTTCTGGAGCGCACCGTCTCCGACAACCAGGCCACCATCGATCGCGTCGCCGTGCTTGAAGAGCAGGTGAGCGAAATGAAACAAACCCTCGACCGCGTCGACAACAAACTCGACCGGATGAGCGAGGCGAAGCATCGATAACCAATGACCTCCCCCTGGTGGGGAGGTCGGAATGCGAAGCATTCCGGGTGGGGGCGTCCTGCGCGATCCCCGCACCCGGCTCACGGCGTTCGCCGACCTCCCCACCAGGGGGGAGGTCATTTATTTGGAAACACACCCATGTCCCACACCGTTACGCACACGAGGCGCCGCCTCGTGCAGCTCAGCGCGCCCGCGCAACTCGAAACGCTCGGGCGCGATCAGTTCGAAGGTTATGCCTCGCTGTTCGGCGTGCCCGACAGCGCCGGCGATCTGGTTGCGCCGGGCGCGTTCTCGCGCTCGCTGCGCGACATCAGCCGCATCCGGCTGCTTTATCAGCATGTCGCCGCCGAACCCATCGGCGTGTGGGAAGAGATGCGCGAGGATTCCACCGGGCTTTATGTGCGCGGCCGCATCCTCACCGATCTGGAACGCGGGCGCGATGTTCTGGCGCTGCTGCGCGAAGGCGCGCTGGACGGATTGTCCATCGGCTTTCGCACCGTTCGCGCGCGGCGCAACGCCGTCACAAAACAGCGCACGCTTCTGGAAGTGGAGCTTTGGGAAGTCTCGGTCGTGACCTTCCCGTTGCTGGTTGGAAGTCATGTCACGGCCATCGGAACGAAGAACGACGCGGCGCGCGAGATTCGCAAAGTCGCCACGGTGCTTCGCGCCTAGTGAGTAGTGCGTAGGGAGTAGTGAACAGGAAGTCCTTTTCGCTACTCACTATTCACTATTCACTATTCACTACTCCCCTACTCACCAAGAAAAACAAGGAGAAAACATGGAACTGGAAACCAAAGACGGCGCATCGCATCGCGAGATCAAGGATGCGTTCGGCGAATTCCTGAATGCCTTCGAGGCGTTCAAGGACGCCAACGACGCGCGCCTGACGCAAATCGAAAACCGCGGCGGCGATGTCGTGGCCGAAGAGAAGGTCGATCGCATCAACCGCGCGCTCGATGCGCAGCAGAAGACGATTGACGATCTGTTGCTCGCCAACCAGCGCCCGGGACTCGGCGGCGACATCAAGTCGGCGCAAGTTCCGCACGAGAAGAAAGCTTTCGACCGCTACATGCGCAAAGGCGATGCCTCGGCGCTGGAAAGCAAAGCGGCGCTCACCGAAGGCACCAACACCGAAGGCGGCTATGTCGTGCCGCTGGAGATCGCCGGCACCATCGACCGCATCCTCGCCAAGGCGTCGCCGATCCGCGCGCTGGCCACGGTGCAGCAGATCAGCTCGTCGGTGTATCGCAAGCCGATCACCACGGTGGAAGCGGCAAGCGGTTGGGTTGGTGAGACCGACAGCATCTCGCAGACGGGCGCGCCCACCATCGCGGCCATCGATTTTCCTGCGATGGAATTGTACGCCATGCCCGCCGCGACGCAGCCGCTGCTCGATGACGCGCAGGTCGATATGGACGCCTGGCTCGCCAACGAAGTGCAGATCGTGTTCGCGGAGCAGGAAGGCGCCGCGTTCGTCAACGGCACCGGCAGCAGCCAGCCGACCGGCTTCCTCAGCTACACCAACGTCGCGGATGCGTCGTGGTCGTGGGGCAATCTCGGCTACATCGCGTCCGGCGCTGCCGGCGCATTCGCAGACACCGATCCGACCGACGCGCTCATCAATCTCGCCTACGCGCCGAAGCAGGGCTATCGCGCCAACGGCACTTGGGTGATGAACCGCAAGACGGAAAGCGTCGTTCGCAAGTTCAAGGACGGTGACGACAATTACGTCTGGGCGCCCGGCGCCGGCGCGGGCCAGCCCGCGACGCTGCTCGGCTATCCGGTGGCGGAAGCGGAAGACATGCCCGACATCGCGGCGAACAGCTACTCGGTCGCGTTCGGCGATTTCCGCCGCGGTTATCTGGTGGTCGATCGCGTCGGCATCCGCATCCTGCGCGATCCGTACAGCGCCAAGCCGTACATCCTCTTCTACACGACGAAGAGAGTCGGCGGCGGCGTCCAGAACTTCGAAGCCATCAAGCTGATGAAGTTCGCGGCTAGCTAAAGAGGAGTAGTGAGTGGAGGAGTAGTGAGTAGCGAAATGTTCTACTCACTACTCCTTATTCACTACTCACCACTTTCTTTTCGGATTTCCCCATGTCTCTCACATTGATCACTTCCCCCGCGCTCGAACCCGTCACGCTCGACGAGGCGAAGGCGCATCTCAAAATCGACACCGACGATGACGACACGCTGATCACCGCGCTCATCACCGCGTGCCGCGCCGGCGCGGAGTGGCATACCGGCCGCGCGTTCATTACGCAGAGCTGGATCTTGTCGCTGGATGCATGGCCGGGCACGGCGGCGGACTGTGGTTTGCCGCCCGCGTTGTCGGCCACGCCGCCGGCGGCGATCGAGATACCGTTGCCGCCGTTGCAGGCGGTCACCAACATCACAACCTACGCCCGGAACGACGCGGCAACGGTTCTCGATTCCTCGCTCTATCAGGTGGACACGGCGTCGAAGCCGGCGCGTGTCGCGCTGAAGTTCGGTGTCGCGCCGCCAACGGATTTGCGCAGCATGAATGCAATAGAGATCGCTTTCACGGCCGGCTATGGCGACGCGGAAGCAAACATCCCCGCGCCGATCCACGCCGCGATTCTGGAGATGATCGCCAACGCCTACACCAACCGCGGCGACGCGCCTTCCGAGCCGCCGCTCGCAGCACTGGCGTTGCTGGCGCCGTATCGCGTCATGAAGCTCTAACTGACCTCCCCCTGGTGGGGAGGTCGAAACGCGTAGCGTTTCGGGTGGGGGCGTCCTGCGCGATCCCCCCACCCGGCTCACTGTGTTCGCCGACCTCCCCACAAGGGGGAGGTTATAAGGAATCCAAATGCTCGGCTCTCTCAATCAGCGCGCGAACATTCTCGCGCCGACGCTCACGCCAGACGGCGGCGGCGGCGCAAGCCAAAGCTGGCAAGTCGCCGCCACCGTGTGGGTGCGCATCGAACCGCAATCGGGCGATGAGGCGTTCGCGGCGGACGCGCTGCAATCCGCCGCGCGCTATAAAATCACGATGCGTCGCTACAGCGTTGCCGCTGCTGGAATGCGCGTCGCGGTGAACAATCGCCTCTTTCGCATCCTCGCCGTGCTCGACGAGGGCCCATTGGCGCAAACCCTGTCTCTCATTTGCGAGGAACTGCCATGACCGGCGCCAGCTTCAGCCTGCAGGCGGCGATCTTCAGCGCGCTGTCGGCGGATTCCACGCTGCAATCGCTGATCGGATCTCGGCTCTATGATGCCGTGCCGCAACCGGCGACGTTTCCCTACGCGGTGATCGGCGACGATGCCGAAACCAATTGGGACACCGCAACCGAAACCGGCAGCGAACACATCGTCACCATCGACGTGTGGTCGCAAGGCGGCGGCCACAAGGAATCCAAGGCCGTCGCCGACGCGGTGCGCGCGGTTCTCGACGGCGCCTCGCTCGCCCCATCGGGGCAAACATTGATCGATATCCGCTACCAGGGCGCGGAATTCGCGCGCCAAACCGACGGCGAAACCTACCGCGCCACGCTCAAATTCCGCGCGGTGCTGGAGCCGGAATGAGTGAGTAGGGAGTGGTGAGTAGTGAGTAGTGAGTAGCGAATATGAAAAACTTACCCCCTATTCCCTACTCACTCTTCGCAACCACCAACATTTAAGGGAGTATCCCCATGTCCGCACAACGCGGCAAAGACATGCTGATCAAGATCGGCGACGGCGCCGAGACGGAGAGTTTCACCACCGTGGCGGGCCTGCGCTCGACTACGCTCGCGTTCAATTCGCAAACCGTGGACGTCACCAACAATGACTCCGCGAACCAGTGGCGCGAGTTGCTGGCGGGCGGCGGCGTCGCCTCGGCGCAGATCTCCGGCTCCGGCGTGTTCAAGGACGCGGCGTCGGATGCCGCGTTGCGCACCGCCTTCTTCGCGCAGGCGCTCACGGATTTTCAGATCGTGATCCCGAGCTTCGGCACCGTCGCCGGCCCGTTCCAGATCAGCGCCCTGCAATACAAAGGCGAATACGACGGCGAACTTCAGGCCAGCATCGCCCTCGCCAGCGCCGGCGCGATCAGTTTCACCAGTGAATAGTGAGTGGAGGAGTAGTGAGTAGATAAAAAATTCTACTCACTACTCACTACTCCCTATTCCTTACGCACCCAATCAACCAAGGAGAACCACCAATGACCAACACCACACCCGGCGCATCCAGCCTCGTCGCGAATGGCGAGAAATTCGTGATGCGGCTTACGCTCGGCGCGCTCAGCGAAATCGAGAGCGGGCTCGGCATCAAGAACCTCGCCGATCTCGGCACCAAGCTCTCTTCCGTCAACGCGAGCGACCTGGCGGTGCTGGCGGCGGCGTTGTTGCGCGGCGGCGGACATGACGTGACGCCGGCCGATGTGATGCGCCTGCCCACCGACATCGGCTCCATCATCGGCGCGGTGACGGATGCGCTGTCCGCCATCGGAGTGACGAAAGCCCCTTTGGCTGGCAGCGCCGGCTAGAATTCGGGCTCGGCGTGATGCGCATGCGCCCGACCGATTTTTGGGCGATGACAATTGCCGAATGGAATGCCGCCGTCGCCGGGTTCGAAGTGGCGCATGGCATCACCGCCCCGCTAGCCCGCGCCGATCTCGAAACTCTGATGCGCGATTATCCGGACACACAGCATGAGTGACTCACAAAGCTTCTCGCTCGACATCGACATGTCGCCGCTGAACACCGCGCTCGACACCGCCAGCAGCGCACTGTCGAATTTCGCCAACGGCCCCATCGCGGACATGAGCAAATCGGTGCAGGCGGCGGTGAACGGCAGCTTCGGCGAGATGGCAAGCACCATCGCCGATGCCGCGCTCTCCGGCAGCGCGTCCATCTCGCAGATGGTGAACGAGATCCTGGCGGATTTCGATCGCGTGTCGCTGAAGGATTTCATCCTCAAGCCGATCGAAGGCATCGTCAGCTCGGGCGCGAGCTCGCTGTTCTCTTCGGTGAGCGGCGCGCTGGCGACGGGCGGCCCGGTGACGCCGGACGCCAGCTACCTCGTCGGCGAACAGGGCCCGGAACTGTTCACGCCGTCGGGCGCGGGTACGATCACCTCGAACGCCGCGCTGTCGCCATCGCGCCCATCGATCACGCTGAACGTGCAAGCGCGCGACGCGCAGAGCTTCGCCAAATCGGAATCGCAGATGGCGGCCATGATGGCGCGAGCCTTGGCGCGCGGGCAGCGGAA